ATGCTTAAATACTTAATCATTGGCGCTTTGATACTATGCGCACTATTTTATGGCCTTACATTTTTGAATTTGCCTTGGAGTGTAATTCTCTATTCAGGGAATACAGTGCAAACAATCGTTGGAATAATACTTGGCCTATGTGTCGCACATCTTATCTATTATGAAAATAATGAAGATGATGAAAGATGAGCAGCGCAGCAGTAGAACAGAAAATCGATTCCCAAGAGTGGAAGGATTTTCAAAGAGCAAAAATGCTCCTTACTTCTCATTTCAACGCCCAAGCGGTGAAGGTGCAGAAGTTTATACCAAGAGAAAAAGGCTGTTCCGTTGACGCTCTTATTGATATTGAATATCAGAATAAGAAACGGACGCTTAATTTGGAGATAAAGGAACGACACAAGAACGAGAGTCTAATTAAAAGATACCCATTTGCAGAATTGAAGGTTGAGAAACTGAACAACATGCGATTGGAGAATAAGAAGAATGGTGGTGATTTGAAATACCTTTCATTATATACAAATGAAGAAAACGGTGATTTAGAATGTGCATTCTTCTTTGACCTTAAAGACATTCAGAACGACAATTTCCCAATGTGCAATTTCAATTCAGGCGCATATAAGAAAGAAAATGGATTTCAGCAGCCCTCAGATGTTGGATTGAAATTTGACAATCAGGGCATTCCCTTTGTTGAGAAGGGTGATGTGAGATTTCAAACCGATTATCACTATACTTATATGAAGATGAAAGACACTGAATTTGATGACAATTCAGGTTTTAGCGAGAAATTGATACTAAACATGCCCTTGAAATATGCCAAGATTGTGTACCTGAATCCCAAATATCAAAATAAATACTCGTTTCTATTTGGAAAAGACACAAGAACGCAGTATAATTATAATGTAAGAATGACATGCCCAAAATAAAAAAACCAAATAAAAGAAAGAGGGATAACAGCAGAAAGAAGCATGGATTGCAAAAGCTCATTCAGCAGCATGTGTACTCAACCACAAGATGGAGACACGTGAGAAATTCCTACTTCATGCAAAATCCACTTTGTCAAAAATGCTTGGCAGAAGGGCGCACAACTGCAACTCAAGAGATTCACCATATCATTCCATTGAAAACGTGCAATGGTGATTTGAATTACCTTCTTCAACTTGCATTTGATTATGACAATCTAATGAGCGTTTGTTGTCAATGTCATGAAGATATTCACGCTGAAATGCGTGCTAAACACAAAAGAAAATTCACGCCGTGAGGGCGTTATTTCATTCATATCAGTTTGTATTTTTTCACGCCCAAGTTGCCAAGTATTGGTGATTTGGGCATTTTTTTGTGGAAAAATTTGACTTTTCACCTCGTTGTTAGTATAATTTATAATATAAGCCACTATTTATTTAGTGAAAAATACAAACAACAATATGAGAATAAATTTTAGTCAGGCCTTTCAGGTTAAGCCCAAAGGCAATGAATACCAAAAGATTCTATTTACAGAAAAAGAGATTACAAGCGTTGCAGCTTTTCTATTTGAATGCTGTTCAGGTCGTGCAGTTTGTCCCTTATTCAAGAAGGAAGACGGCGCTACATTATTGAGAATTGCTGAAAAGCGAGATGAACGCTTTATTAAATCACACACGATATTTCTCGACTTTGACAACGAGCAACAGACCCCACAAGAACTAATTTCAAAGGTTGATGGGGATTTGCAAGCCTCTTGCGCATTTAGTTCATATAGTGATAGCCACTCGCAGCGCAAATTTCACATGTTCTTCCTATTTGAGCAGGCTTTGAATAAAGAGCAGCACAAGCTAATTTCAACGTTCCTATATGAACAATACAAGAAGGTTTCTTCATTTGAAGATTCCCTTGACGCTTGTAGTATCAAATCATCTCAAATGTGTTTTGGCTCGAGCAATCCGTTATCAATCTACAATAATAACGAGAAAATTTTCCGCTCCGCTGAACATTTCTTTCAGTTAGAAGCCTTTCAGCAATGGGCGATGGAACGTGAAGAAGAAGAATGCAGCCGTGAAGAAGAGAAACACGCTCACAAGTCCTCAAAAGGGGCAAAGAATGAAGGTGGCAATTCATATATCAATTATACCATGTGCAACGATTATGAGAAAATGCATTGGAATGAGTTTGCGGAAAAATGGGGCGTTGATGGATATGAAAAAGGATGGGTGAATTACAGATTGGAGCATGAAGGGTGGCTTTTTTCTCCTGATTCCCAAATTGCTTATCAGTATGTAAATCCTGAGAAGTATTTCCAAATGCCCTATTTCATTCATCGCGGACATTTCAATGAAAGCTCATCGGAGACATTGAAGCATTGGTTGTTACAAACCATGTCATTGTACAAACTCTTGAATGCTCGTTGTAACACTGACCTGAATAGAATCTTATTCCGTGTATTGCAAAAAATTGAGTTGCACAATATCGACCCTGAACACTTGCTTACTGCTCGTGACCTTGTTTCAGTGATGGAAGAAGTTGATTCATACACAGAAGAACAAATTGAATCCACTTATTCAAAGCGTTTGGAGTATCTAAGAACGACAAGCCGCCCAAAAAGTGGAATCATAATCAAGAAGAGCAAAGCCAATCGTGATTGCGGTTATTCAACGCTATTATCCCAAATCAAGAAAGAATTGGTGCTTTCTGTTGTTTCAGGCATGGAAACGCCAAAAGAAGCATTTCAGATTGTAAGCGAGAAGTTCCCACGGCTCAACTTCACATTGAAGTGGGTGCAAACCTTCTTCACTGAAATGTCCTTCTGTTCCGAGAAGAAAATGACAGAAGTAGGCATGCAGTTGAAAGCAATTAGAGAAGTTCTAAATGAGAATCCCGATATTGCACAACGTGCACTCTTGAAGAAGTTGCAAGAGAAAGGATTGAAAATTTCTCGTGGTACTCTTCAAAACCGTTTGAAGGAATTGCAGTAGTTTTTGTATATTATTTTTTTACTACCACTATGCGTTTATAACGTGTGGTGGTTTTCTTTGTATATAGGTTTATTTGCCTTCTCAGAGCGTTTCTAATCTCCAATGATACATTGTGCTAATCCCTTGTATAACGTCTTAGAATGGTCGTGTTTCATTGGTTGGTTGTTGGTTGTGATAAGCCAATGAAAAGAGTAGTTTTTACAAGTGGCCAAGTTTTCTTATTTGAGATATATTCTTGGATGTGTAGTTCTATATAATAAAAAAGAATTGTTGGCCACCCAACACAAACACATAAATCCACCCTATAACCAACGAGTGAAAACGAGTACCAAGAAAAAACTACCTATGGATTATAACAACGTGAATCGTTGGTATAACATAGGGATAACAGTATAATAGGATATATGGAACATTCCTATAATATCCAAGGATAACAGCAACCATAAAACAATAACACATGAACGAGTAACACGAGTTCATACATGAATTGAATGAGTGAAACGAGTTCATGAATGTAATACTTGAAAGGAAAGCACCCTATATAAAACCATATAAAGGATATAACCAATACAACAATCGCAGATAACATATATCATTATCTCCAACGATAACCGATTATCAACGTTTATATCCGTTCTACTGCATTATATCATTCCAAGCGTGGAAACGTTCAGGAGGGATAATAAAACGCTTATATGGGAGAAATGACCACAAGGAAAAAAACGCACAAAAACGCACCAAATATCACGGAAACGTTGAGTTTTTTCCGATAACGCGCTATTTATTATTATAAAGGACAAATAAAAAAACGACAATGAAGAGAAGTTCAAAATACTATATCGACACAATCAAAGCGGCTTTGATATTGAAGCACTCAGAAGTTGATGAAGAGACGGGTGAAGTGGGATTAAATCCTGAATTTGAAATCCTTTTGGATATGCTTGTTGATAATCTCGACCTTCTTTCAGAATGCAGAAAGAGTATCAAGAAAGTTGGGATTTATGATGTGCAGACAAAGAAGCGCAATCCATTGTTGACGGTTCAAAAGGAGACACAATCAACTATCATCAAATTGTTATCATTATTGGCGATACCACCCTATTATGCAAGTAGAGTGAAGAGCGCAAATGAAAACGGCGATGACATTTCAGCCGATGAATTTATAAAAGCCCTAACAAGTTCCAATTATGAAGGAGAAGAGTGACAATCGGGGCAACCTTGATTCTCTTCTCAAATATAAGCAATATGCGTTGGATGTCGTGCAAGGAAGACAAATCGCTTGCAAATATGTAATTCAGGCGTGCAATCGTTATTTGTCGTGGTTTGAACGTGATGATTTACTTTTCCGTCCTGAAAAGGCGGACGCGGTTATAAATTTTATTTCCAAGTTGAGGCACTATAGTGGGCGATTCAATCGCAAACCATTTCTCTTATTACCTTACCAAAAGTGGATGATATATTCAATTTTTGGTTGGTATTACAAGGACGACAAAGAGACCCGCGTTACAAGAAAACTCTATGTGGAATTATCAAGGAAGCAGGGGAAGACTGCGTTTTTGAGTGCTTTTTCCTTGTTTTGCCTTTTAGAAACTCCCGCCGCTGAATGTTATATGGTGGCCAACAACGCAAAACAAGCCAAAATCTGTTTTGATATGTCCTCCAACTTCCTTTCATCAATCGACCCAAAGGGCAAGTTCTTTGAAAGGTATCGTGATTCAATCAGGTTCAATGCAACCAAATCCAAGATACAAGTGCTCTCAAATAATAGTAGCGGAAACGACGGCTATTCTCCGAGTTTTTTTGTCCTTGACGAGGCGCATGAACAGCCCGATTCCAAGGCTTGGGACGTTATGATTTCAGGCCAAGGGGCAAGATATAACGATAACTGTTTGGCCGCGATTATTACAACTTCAGGGTACAACAAATTCCTCTTCTGCTATGGATATCGGCAAACGTGTTTGGAGATTCTTTCAGGTCTGAAAACCGATGATTCCCAATTCATCGCAATATACACCCAAGATGAAGAAGATGATATTTTCAATGATGAAGAATGTTGGATAAAGAGCAATCCAAGTTTGGGAATCACAGTATCAAAGGAGTATTTAAGAGAACAGGTAGTAAATGCACAGAACAACACTTCATTATTAACGGGCGTTCTTACAAAGAATTTCAATAAATGGGTGGATTCACAAGATACATGGATAACACACGATGAACTCTTAGCATGTTCAAAATCGTTTGAATTGAGCGATTTTAATCCTGATGAGGACTTATGCACGGTGGGAATAGATTTGGCCTCTGTATCAGACCTTTGCGCAGTCTCAGCCCTTGTATATAAGGACGAGAAATACTACTTCAAAAGTTGGGCATTTGTTCCTGAATCTTGTCTTAATCCAAGCAATTCCAATTGTGAATTATATAGGCGATGGAAAAGAGAAGGCTATTTACACGTTACAAATGGGAACGTTACAGACTATGATTATATATTAGACCTATTAGGCAATAAATTTCCGCTTACCATTTCAAGCATTGCCTATGACCAATATAATGCAACTCAATTTGTAATTCAAGGGCAATCGCAGTTTGGTTTGAACTTTGAACCATACTCACAAAGCATATTCAACTTCAACCGACCCACAAGAGAATTTGAAAGACTTCTCAAAAGCGGAAGGGTCGTGCTCGACTATAATCCAATTACCTTGTGGGCTTTTGGAAATTGTGTTTTGAAGCACGAGCCAACTTGTGACAACGTGAAGCCGATTAAATCAGGAAGCGGAAAATCAGAGAAGAAAAGCGGTCAAAATAAGGTGGATTTGGTCATAAGTTTGCTGCAGTCGCTTGGGAGATTCTTAGAACAACCTCAATTTGACACCTCAATATAATATAGAAAAAATCAATAATACCAATGAAGATATTTGGTTTGAATATAACAAGGAAAAAGCGGAATTTAGAACAGCCGTCGATTATTAGCTATGCACAACACGTGGCCAACGCACTGAATTTCCCATTCTTAAACTTCAATGAAAGCCCTTACACATTGAGCGCATTTCATCGTTGCGTTGAGCTTATAAGTAGCAGCGTTGCAAATCTTCCAATTGCTGTTCTGTTCATTGATAAGCAAGGGAACAAGAAACAAAGGAACAATCACCGATTGAACGTTGTGTTTCAGAATATGTTATTAAGTCGCTTTCAATTCATTCATAACCTTGTGAAGGACGTTATTACAAGCGGCAATGCGTTTGCATACATTCATCGTGATAACGGCGGTAATGTGAAGCAAATAACATACATGCAGCCAACAGAAGTTCAGGTTGTATATAACAAGCAAAAGGGGGAATTATACTATCAGATTCCAAGCATTTCCAAACAAAAGATTGAGCCTTATGATATGCTTCATCTTGCGATGAACTCAAAAGATGGAATTGTTGGCACTTCAACTCTTAGCCTTATGAATCGCACATTAAAAGGCGCGGGGTACGCGGAAAAGACGGCCTTAAATCTGTTTGAGAATAACGGACAATCACCAAGAGGCATTCTAACCGTGGAATCTCAACTTTCTCCAAAGCAAAGGGAGGATATAAAAAGTAATTGGGCGAGCAATCTTTCAAGCAACGGCGTTTGTGTATTACAAGGAAATATGCGTTATCAGAGCCTTTCAGCAACGGCAAATGACCAACAATTACTTGAAAGTAGAAAGTTCCACCAAGAGCAAATATGTCAGTTCCTCGGAATACCACCTCAATTATTAGGCATGGGAGAACCAAAGAATATTGAAGAATTGACCAATCAATTTTTGACGTTCACATTACAACCAATCATCACGCTTTTAGAAGAAGAGTTTACCCGCAAATTATTTGCACCAAGCGAGAAGAATTTCAGAATTGATTTAGATGAGAACTCAATGCTTAGAATGAGCAGCAGCGCAAAAGCAAGCTATTATTCAACGCTCTTGCAAAATGGATGTTTGTCAATCAATGAAGTTAGAAATGAATTAGGCCGTGAAGCAATTAAGGACGGTGATAAACATATTATCCCATTTACAGACATTACAATGAATACAATAAATTCAGAACAAGAAGAAGAAAATGAAGGAACAGGAAATTGAAAAGCGTTCATTTGAGCAAGAAGGCAAAATTGAACTTTCAGGAAATGTAATTAGCGGTTGGGCTATTAGATTCAATGTTTGGTCGCAATTGATTGGCGGTGATTTCTATGAAATTATAAAGCCGTCTGCAATCACGCAAGAAGACATCGATAAAAGTTTCATCTACATGTATTATAATCATGATGAAAAAAAGGTGCTTGGCGTTCATCGTCCAAAAGATGACAAGAAGCAAGGAAGTCTTATGCTTGAAGTTGTTGAGAATGAAGGTTTGCGCTTCATGCTTGAATTACCCGATACAGAGGTTGGACGAGAAGTGAAACAATATATCGAGCGTGGGGACTTGGGCGGAATGTCTTTTGGATTCCAAGTGCACGAGGACAAGAATAGTGATGAATGGAACTATCAATTTAATTGTGGTGGTCAATCGTTTGAGCACCCGCAACTTTGTCATGAAATATATCGCCTCCGACTTTTTGAAATTAGTGCGGTTTTCAATCCTGCATACCCAAACGGTGGAACATTAGAATTGCAGAAGAAGCGTGCAAGTGATGTGCGCATGAAATCTGATGAGATAAACGCTATCATGGATAAAACCATTGAGGAATTTGAAAAACTTTGATGATACCACGCTATTTATTAGAAGAATAGACTATTTATATATATGAGTATTAGAAGCACATATCACATTCAGAATGAGATTTCTGAGAAACTGAAATTGAAGGAACAAATCGTTTCAGAAGTCCGTGAAATCTGCGAGAAGCGGAAGTTGGAAATTAGGTCGTTTACTCATGATGATAGAAGTAAATTGGAGCGTTTCCGCAAAGACATTTCTAATATCAACGAGGAAATCAATGAATTAGAAAAAGAACTCAGAGAAAAAAATTATAATTATAATAACAACAATACAGAACAACAAATGGAAAAGAGAAATTTTTCTTTACTTAATGCTATCCGCGCAATTAGTGAAAACAGAAGTTTAGACCCAATCGCACAAGCTGTGGTTTTGGAAGGCCAAAATGAAATGCGCAGCCGTTCATTATCGCTTGTAGGTCAAATCCAACTTCCTTCAAATTATGAAGAGCGTGCAATCACCGTTCAGACAGAAGGCCAAGACGTGGTTGCAACAAATCTCATGGACGTGATGGGTAGCTTAAAAGCTAAGAATGTATTAGTAAAAGCAGGTGCACGTGTACTCGAGGGCTTGCGCGGTGATGTTCAGTATCCTATTGCAGGTTCTGCAAATTGCAGTTGGGAAGGAGAAACGACAGAAACAGCCGCAACCGATTTGACGTTTACCCACGTGAAATTATCTCCAAAGAGATTGTCATGCGTGGTGGATGTATCCAAGCAATTTTTGCTTCAGGACTCAGCAAGTGCTGAGGCAGTGATTAGAGAAGAAATTTATGCTGCAATCAGTTCAAAACTTGAAAAAACGGTGCTATCGGATGTTCAAGGTACGGCCAACATGCCCGAGGGCATTTTCTACAATAACGGCGCACCCCTCACAGAAGTAGCCAAGTTTTCCGATATCACAAATCTTGAAGCAGAAGTTGAGTCCGCAAATGTTGATGGCAATGTTGTATATCTTCTTTCCCCAAAAGCAAAGGCAGGATTCCGCAACATGGCCAAGGGCGATAATAAAGTAACAACGCTTGTATATGAAAACGGCGCAATTGACGGGACAGAAACATTAACCACTTCCAATATCTCGGACAGAAATTTTTGCTATGGGGATTTTTCTAATGTGGTAATAGCCAATTGGAATAACGTCGATATCACCGTGGACTCAATTTCCAAGGCAGCACAAGGCCTCGTTAGACTTGTAGTGAATTTCTATTGCGACGTGAAAGTACTTAGAAATCAGGCAATTAAGGTGGCAAAGTTGAAATAATAACATTCATAACGTTATACAGATATGGCAGAAGAATTTGTTACATTGGAGATGATAAAAACTCATCTTAATATCGAGCCTTCTTACAACGGTGATAATGATTATTTATTGCACCTCCGAGAAGTTGCGTTTTTGGTTGTTCAAAATCATATCTGTTCAGATTTGGCAACGCTCAATGCTCATAAAGAGAGCATTGGGCATGCTTTATTACTTTTGATAGGGACGTTTTATTTGCAGCGTGAAAGTATCGGCACTTCTTCAATGAAGGAATGCCCTCACACGCTTCAATATATCCTTGACCAATATAAGAATTACAATGGTTGATAGATATGTTTGCAGGAAGGTATAATAAAATGGCGGTCATTAGGCAACCGAGCCTTTGGAAAGAAACAGAAGCGGCAACGTCCAAATCAGGTTCAAGCAAGTTGCGCAAATTGAAGAATCTACAAGAAGAAGATAAATTCTTTGGGAATACAGGGGTTACGGGAACGGTAAAGAATGAGAATGAGAATAAAGACCCTGAAATATACATCAGACAAGTTCATGATTTGAACAACTCCAAATACCAAGAGTATGCGCATGCATTAAGACCAATCACAAGTCGCATTTTTGCCACTCGTCTACACAATGAGAAGCACTGTTCAGAAGGAAGCCTTTTGAAATTACTGAATATCGATTCCGAGAAAGGCAAGACATATAAAATCGTTGAAACGGCTATCAATGAAACCAATAAAGAATTGTGGTTGTATTGCGACCGTGTACAAAATAACATTGAAGAGTAATCCAATATGAACATAGCAATCAAAGTGATTAAGAACACGGCAAAACAATTTGTTAGTTCATTGCAGAAGGAGAGCAAAAAGGCCTCGAGAAAGGCGATTGGTCGTTGTGGCCTCTTATTAAGAAATCAGGCAAGAAGAAACCTCAAATCATCAGCTATCAAAATAACCGATTCACATTTTGGGGATAAATTGGTTCATGGTGTTAGAACGAGTCGTGTTTATCGACAAGAAAACTCATTCAAACGCAACGTGAGGATAACGACAAATCGACGCAATAAGAAATCGGGGTGGTTTAGGCTTGGATGGTTAAACGCGGGCACTAATGAACGCTTTCAGAAGAAGAAAAAGAATAAGAGCGTTGGTAAAATAACCGCAAGAAATTTCTACACCGACGCGGTTGCAAGTTTCAAGTTCAAAGAGAAGTATGATGAAATCATGAATAAAGAATTATCCAAAATAAAGAAGTAGACAATGAACAACAGTTTTCTAATTGGTGATATCATCACTCATAATATAAATAAGACGCTTCAATACCTTGACTCAGAAGATGAACGTGAACAAGGTGAATCCCACTTTATAGTTAGCCCTTGTGTTCATAGCCCTATTAAACGAGAAGAATATTGTGCACGATGGGTGACTTACAGAAGAACGAGTTGCGAGCCTATGTTCTCAAAAGATGGATTACACATTGACAAGGTAGGTTTTGAAATCAATGTTGCATGTGCAAGTTACATCGATTCAATTTCAGCTGCGACCCTTGTAAGGGAGTTATTTGATGGTGCGAGAATGCTTTCCAATGAATCAGAAGATGAAGAACCTGATTTGTTCATGAAAAATGTGCGTTTGGTCAATGCAGAAGAGTCCTATGATTATGATTCTTATGTTCAGACGATGGAATTTACTTGTGAGGTACACACGGTTCAGGGCAAATCTCATTTACAGCAACTCAAAGACGCAGAAGAACAAGCAAGAACAACAACAGAAGATTAAAATAAAATAAATTATAATTTATACTATTATGGCACAAATGGAACGAGGAGATGATATTATGCTCTTTGACGACAAAGGAAAATCACTCGCTTTTGGCAAATCTCATACCCTCACAATCGGTGTTGAAACGCAAGAAGTGAGTACAAAAGACCACGGAATTTATGGTTCAAAAAAGGCGACAAAAGTAAATTGGAGCATTTCAGCTGAACACATGTACAGTGAAGGCGCTTATGATACGCTATTTGATAAGATGGTTGCTCTCGAGCCAATCACCGTTTATTTTGGCAAGAAGAAGAGTGAAGCGGCTGATAAGACTGTTGCGGACGGCGACCTTGACGCATGGAAACCAAATACACCAACGCAAAGCACCCTAAGAACAGGACAAGTAATTATCACCAAACTCGACTTGCAAGCTCAATCGGGCGATAATGCAACGTTTAGCGTTGAGTTTGAAGGCGTTGGTAAGATTTCAAAGGCAAAGACAATCCCCGCATAAAAAAAAATTGGGTGATTGGTTTGGAAATTCAATACCAATAGAGGTATAATATAAGAGCACGGGGAAAGTCCTCGTGCTTTTAATTACAATAATAAACTAAAAAGAAAAATTTATGGAGACTAATGTAAAACTATTGGTTTTGGGAAAGAAATTCACGGTTAATTTCACCGTGCGTGCGTTAATCAAGTATCAACAACTCACAAACAAGAGCTTCAATCCTTTGAATTGGGAGGAATTATTTATTCCAAAATCCTTGTCACAACTTTCTAAACTATTCTATTGTTGCGCTGTGACAACCATTCCCAATTTTGAATTTACTTATGAGTCATTTATGAAGGTACTCGATGGTCACCCAATGAAGATTGTTGAATTTGCCCAATGGCTAAATAAAGGGTGGTTAAACAAAGTATTGGAAATGGAAAAGATTTATCTAAAATAAGAATTGAATTTTTATCGATAAGACACTATTTATATATAGAGGTATGAGGGAAAAACCTTGTACCTCTTATTTTTGATAATAACAAAATAAATGACAAGTAAAAATGAAAGTAAGAATCAAAGAACAAGAAATCACGCTTAAGTACAGCATGAGAAGTCTATTTACCTATGAACGGATTTCAGGACAAACATTCAATCCAAAGACCTTGCAAGACTTCTGCACATTCTTCTATTGCGTTTTATGCTCATCTAATAAAGACCTTGATTTGACTTTTGACGAGTTTATTGACGAGGTAATTGACCCCAATCCTGAAATGCTAAATCAATTTGCCTTGTGGTTAAGTTCTATAATGCAGAAATCTTCCTTCCTTTCAAATTCAGCACAATCCCAAGAGAAGGAAACCAAGGGCAAGGGCAATAAAAAAAAGCCCTGATTGTGCATGAACTTTTCAGGTTGTTTTGTTTTGAGTTTAAGTGCTGCACAATACCATATTTCTTTGATGAGATGGAGGAATATGAGGTACAAAGCATTATTGAAAACCTTGAATACTATGAACGTCCTGAATGGGAAAGAACTCGTTTCCTTGCTTATTGTAATTTGCAGAAGAGTAGCACTAAGAAGATAAATCCTCAAATTATAGTATTCCCATGGGAAAAGGAAAGCGACAACACAGACCAAACAAACGGCAATTCCGAGCCTTTGAGCAAGGAAGATATACAACGCCTTAAAGAGCAAAGCAAAATAATATCACAGACATTAGAAACAGATGGAGAATAAATTCAGCATACAACTTTCAGCCGATGATAAAGGGTTGATTCAGGCACTCAACAATTCCAAGAACAAATTGGAAACACTTCAAAAGAGTTTTGAGAAAACGGCCACTTCTTCAAATGCGCTTGGAGGAGTGACAAAGAGCCTTGAAAAGAATTTTGGTTCATTGGATTCTGTTTTTGGTGGTTTATCTTCTCAATTGGAAGGCCTTTCAGGTATGTTTTCTTCTTTTGGTGGTGGCATATCTTCATCGGTCACTGAAATTCTCGGTTCATTATCGGGCTTATCAGGTGGTTTGCTTGCCGTTGGTGCTGTTGCCGTCGGTGTTATATCAAAATCGCTTTCTGAGTGGGACAATCTCAAACAAGAACTCAATGCGTTCCAAAATATCGCAGAAGTTTCCGATGCTGAAATGCTGAAATTCTCTCAGAGTGCAAAGGAACTCAGTAACCAAAGCGGTATTGCAACAATCGAGATAATCAAAATGCAACAAGGCCTTATTGGTATCAATCCCGATTTGGTCAAAAATACCACCGCCCTTAATACCATGAGTAACGCCGTCTTAGCTTTATCGGCGGCGGGCAGAATCTCATCAGAAGACGCGGGGCAATATCTTTCAAGTGTGCTCGCTGCATTTAATTTGAGTGGAGAACAAGCCGTTTCAGTAAGCAATAAAATCGCTCAGGCTTCTCGCATAGGTAGTCAGGAGATAAACAACGTTGCACAGATTCTTCAAAAATCAGGTAGCGCATTTGCGTCGGCGGGTGTGGATTTGAATTTGGCTCTTGGTGTAATTGAAGGGGTCGGTGACAAATACCTTGGAAAATCTGAGGAATTGGGAACGGCCTTAAATAGCACCCTTTCCAAATTGATGTCCGTGCGTGAAGAATATAGCGAGTATAATTTGAGTTTGCATTCTCTCAATGAAGTATTAGAATCAGCTGCCAAAAACCACCTTACTTATGCGGATTATGTTGAGCTTGTAGGTATCGCCAATGCTTCACTTCTTCAAAATTTGATTCAGAACCGACAAAAATTTGGAGAATTGGCCTCACAAATCGACGGAACAAACGCAGCCCTCGAGATGGCAGAAGTACAGAATAATTCTCTTGGAAAATCATGGGAGAAACTCGGTGTTGTTACTGAAAACTTTTTCTTATCAATCGGGCAAACGGCCATAATGCAAGAATTATATCAATTCTTCCAAGATTTCATTGATTCTTGTTCTGAATTGGTTGTTTGGTGGGGAGGCCTTGTTGACCAATGGGACAATCTAATGTCTCAAACCAAGGGGCAAATTAATGTTTGGTCTTCACTTGGCCTTACATGGGAGGCAATAAAGCAAACGTTCCAAGCTCTTGTTGAGGTTGTTTTTGTTGGTTGTGCTGTAATTGTCAAGGCATATCAAGGCATTTGGAATAACCTCGTTGATATTGCAAATTGGATAAGAAGTAATTTTTCAGAAACTCCAATCGGCCGTGCATTTATGGCTTCTGCAAAAATGGCTTGGGAGTGGATAAAGAAACTGTTTGACGGTATAAAAAAGGCTTGGGACGACCTGAAAAAATACCTTGGTTTGAAGAATGGTTCAACAACCGATGTAAAAGTTGACGTGAAAGAAAATAAGACAATCACGGAAACTTACAAAGGCGGTGGTTCAGGCCTTCCAAGTATCAAAAAGGGCGGCGGCAAGAAAGGTGGTTCAAAGAAGGGTGGCCATAAAACGGAAATTGCACCCCCTGAAATTGGAAGTTTAACTTACTATGAACAACGACTCAGAGGAATCAATTATGAATTGAGCAGAACAATACCAAACGCGGGTCGCTTGCAGGAACTTAAGATGGAGGCGCATTTATTAGAAGAACAGATTACCAAAATCAAAATTAGAAACGCTCTTCATGATAAGGTGAATGTGACCAAGGAGAAGCCAACCATTGAGAAAGGAAGCATTCAGGAGATAAGTGACCTAATCAGTTCCAAGGAATCAGCAATTAAAAATTTGCGTGTTGGAAGTGATAGTTTCAACCTACTCAGAGATGAGATTGAACGCTTGAAATCCGATAAAGAGTTACTTGAATTGAGCTTACACCCCAAGGTAGACGAGAATAGCATGAACTCATTGCTTGGCAGTTTGCAGAAGGTTCAGGAGCAAATAAATGGCCTGAAAACGTCTATCAGTGTAACAACAGACAAGACAGAATTAGATTCACTCTCAGAGCAATTAAAATTCTTGACAGATAAGGAACACAAGATACAATTAAGCATTGACGAGAAGAGACAAGAAAACGCCAAAAACGCAATAGAAGAAACAAGACAAGAGTTTGAGAACTTGGGTGATATTACTAATAATGTAGGTTCAATCTTTTCAAATCTTGGACGAGTTACAAACGATTCTTTCTTGTCGATGGTCGGTGCTGTTAGTAGTGGTATATCTCAAATGCTTCCACAAATTAGAACCTTAATTGAAGCACAGAAAGCACAAGCACTTGGAGGTATTATCAGTTCCAATGCCAATTTAGGATTGCTCTCATTTGGTGTTATTGCGAGTGGTGTTGCAATGATAACGTCCTTATTTGATTCATTACAAGTGCCCAAGTTTGAAAATGGCGGCATTGTAGGCGGTCATTCATATTACGGCGATAAGATTTTAGCCCGCCTAAATTCAGGTGAGCTTGTGTTGAATAAACACGACCAAAATCGCGTTTGGGACTTAATCAGCCAAGGAACAACAAGCCCCAAAGCGCAACTGAATGGAGCAAGTGTTCAATTTAAGATTAGTGGCCGTGATTTGGTGGGTGTCCTTTCAAATCATCAAAATAAAACAAGTAGAGTATTATAGCAATGTATCGATATGGTTATTTTAGAAACCTTGAAAACGAGTTATTCAAGGTGGTTATTCATTCAAATATAAGGGGTAATGAACAAATGACAGGAGAGGAAATAGAAATAACTCTCTTGGATAGCCCTTTCTCTATTGAAGTTCAATCAGACGAGAACATATATAAGCCCTATAAATGTAGCACAGCAACTGTGCGTTTTCTTTTGAAAGAATATGATGAAACTCTCAATGATTCCATAGGTAATAATATTATGGTCTTATTACTAAAGGAGAAGAAACGGCGTGCAAATAAGAAAGAAGATAGCGAGAACGACCCAAAGAACTATGAATTGTATTGGGGTGGGTACGCAACGCCAAACGCATATAATCAAGGATATAATTCTGAATATGATAGTTTTGAATTAGAGTGCCAAGACGCACTTAGCACGCTTTCTTATTTTCCATATAAGGCCAATTATGCAAGGCACAATTCAATTCAAGATTATATATTTAATGCGTTTGACTTGTTAGGGCTATACACAAAAATCTATTGGCCAACAAGCATTGCCGCAATCAAGAACGACAAAGAAATATCAGCATTAGAAACCTTACATATCAATGAATTAAATTGGTTTGATGAAGATGGAGTACCAAAAAACCAATTAGAGGTAATAGAACAAATATGCCAATTCCTTGGTCTATCTTGTGTACCTTACAAAGATGCGATTTATTTTGTGGACTATGACACAAAGCCCGATGAACAATTCTATGAAGTTTATTTCTTAGAGAGTCGCCGCAAATTCTCGGGTCTTTTCAAGGCCGATGTTTACTCATTAGATAAGGATGATTTCAACTCTAACGATTTCAATTTGAGTGTATTATCGCCAAAAACAATGATTGAAGTAACAGCTAAACATTACCCCATTTCTAAACTCAACAAGCAAAAATATAATGATATGAGATTAGAAACGACCTCGGAATATGGAGAAAAAAACCAATATGGAAAATATTGGCAGTGCATAGACGATGGCAGGGATAGTTTGCACGTGCAGAATCATGAAATTTCAATCGAGTTTGTGGCAACATTCAATTCATTTGTAAGGTACAACTATTTCAATGATAAGGACGATTATAAGTTCTTTTCTTATGAACGTGATAACGGTGGCAATGTAAGCCAAAACAAACCTATTATAAATGAGAAAATGGCTTCCAAACGATTCTTTTATGAACACAATGCAGCCATGCCATGTGAATTTGATATTGTGGAATATAAGGGTGAAGACAACATCAAAAAAATCAACCTGAAAAAGGCATTCTTATTTCAAACTGCGTGGACAAGAACGGACGGTTATATTTGGCCTAAATCAGGGAAAAAAGTGGAAAACATAGATTGGACTGATTTTCACGATACCATAAAACAAGAGTGGTTTAGTCATAAAATAGGATATATAAACACCACAGAAGAAGAGGGGGCAAATATAGTCAATATCGATTTCAAATTTGAAGCCTTTTATGATGCTTGGTTTCCGTGCAGAAAATTGAACAAAGATAGAACATACAACGGCCTATTATATGAACTCCGATTTGGTGATTTGTATTATAACTCAAAAACAAAACAATGGCAGAAAGACGCAACCACGTCAATACTCTTTTTTAGTCCTGATGATGGGTCTATTATACAAGAAACACAGAATTGGAAAGAAAATCTACTTTATGGAGATAAACACGGCCTGAATGTTCCTTTGCCTACAAATATGAGCGGTTTAGTTGAGTTCACTTTGATGCGCCCTTATGTTGGTTTGAGAATAGAAAAAAGGCTTGACACATACCACTGCATACGTTATTCTTGTCCGTGCAATGTAATAACCAATTATGAAACGTCTTTCATTGCTCAAACAGAAGATTATAATGATGATTCAGAAACAATATATGAGAACAAATTAAATGATAGCACATTCATCGATGACACAATGCAAATATCAAATGATATAACCACATTTGACAACAAAGCCCCAAATCTGAGTAGCCCCTATTTTTGGGATAAAGAAACATGGGATATATCAACATTGAAAGATTTATCTATGACACAACTCGGAATTGTAGGACGTGCAGAAGAACTGCTTATCACCAAATATAGCAACCAAAATAAAACGCCCACAATTAAGTTAGAAGGCACATTCAGAACAGAACTGCACCCAACAACATACATAAAATACAAGTGGTTCAGAGATAAAACATTCATTATAAACTCATACTCTTTTGAAGTTGCCGATAATAGTTTCATTTATTCATTCATAGAGAAAAAACCGCTTTTGGATATAAATGAAGTGCTCGTGCGTTCTAAGATTAGAAATACCAAAAAGAACGGCGATTTGATATATCACGATGAGAACTACAAACCAAAACAATATGAAGCAAAGGTTGTTTTAGAAGAACACAAACCAACCAACTTCACATTAAATAAAGGCCACATCATTATGACATTATGAAGATAAATCCTTACAAACTAATTCATTTCTTCATCGACAAGAAAGATGGTATGCTCAAAGCGCATGTACCTGATATAATCAAAGATGAAGTGAGCATTGAAATAGATGACCATGAAATGAACATAACAATCAAATAACAATAGAACAATATGGCAGAATATAATTTGGGTAAGGTCATACCACAATTCAAGGGACGATATGACAAAAAAGAGACTTATGAGGATTTAGATGTGGTGGCGCATAATGGCTGCGCATGGGTAAGCATGGTAAATAACAACAAATCAGAACCAAGCGAGAGTAACACAAAATGGCGTTTGTTGGTTGATAATTCAAGCAATGAAGCATTAGAAACAAATCTCGGAACGTTTGCTTATTCACTTCAAATAATCGGTCAACGTCTTGAAGAACTCACAAATAAGATTGAGGAGGTAAACCAAACGGCGCAAGAGAACAAGAAGAATGCATTTGAAAGTGAAACGCTTATCAGGGACTCAATTAACAGCGCAGCATTTGTAAGAACTAAGCTAAATGAAATGGGAACACGCCTGCAGAAGATAGAAAACAAACTCGGAATAAAATAATACTTTCAATACCAACAACCTATGAACTTCCTTGACCTTAACAACGACAACCGATTTGACAATAAGGATGGGCAAATTATATTGGCCTACACCTTTGCAGCGGTGGGAATCTTCTTACTCGTTGCAGCTTTCTTCTTTCCTCCTCTTGCAATCATCGATATAAGCATTCAGAGCGCAGCAGGTCTCTTATTTAGCTTCTGTGCTGCCATCTTAGGTATCGATTATCACTACACACATTTACTAAGTCAAACGCTTTCCAATATCAAAAAGAAGAAAGAAGAAGAAGAATGAATACTTTTTATTTGTCATGATAAGAAGCAGATGAGATTATAATTATCTTGTCTGTTTCTTTTTTTGTTCCTTGCAAGGATATAGCGTTTATTTGACTTGTGAGCGTGTTTCTTGTTGTTTGTGGTATGTTGTACTGCAATAAGAAGGATAATGCAGCAGGAAGGGATTAAACAAGGGAATTGAAGGTTGTGAGAGGATTTTTAGGGGGGGGGGAGGGTCGATTTTTGAGGAAAAGGCTTGAAATCCCGCCCTCTCCTTCTTTGTCATGCGACCCAAATTTTTGAAAGTAATTTTCCATTGGAAAATAATGCTATTTTGCAAGATTGGAGATTGCAAAAGGGGTATATATGTAATACTTATTAACGATGATACATTGAAATTCTGTGTACAGATTTTGCCACCTAAAAAATAACCGATAACTTTGCAGAAACAGATTTCTATACACCGCTAAAAACGAGCGTTGAAGAAAATCACTTAACAGTCTCAGAATGAGATTGATATAAGATTTGAGTCCCCACTTTCAGCGAAAAGTGGGGAAGTTTTATTCTATATCAAAGCGACGACACAATGCTTCCGCACACAAGGAAACCACAAGCCCACATATACGCCTACTCTGCTCTCGGGAAAAAACGAAGCCTATTAAGATTTTAAGTTCTTAGGATTTGCCCAACAAAATCAGACAGACTACTTTTGCACCGATTAAACCAATGATTGACTCCATAAGCACAGTGCCTCATCGCTTCACCAATGTACAGAACGTCTTATCTACTATTTTTCCAAACATGTTCCGGCAGATGAAAACATTCTTCTCTCTCCTTTTCTCTTCCCTACTTCTTTTTTCTTGCGGAGTCGACGAACCCCGGCGTCCACAAGACGCTCTGCACGCCGCCGCCGAAGCCTATCCACTCGTGACAGAAACGCAAAACGACGATTTCAGTCCCGTCGTATGGCGTGTGCCTTTGATCCCGCGACAACTCCTCACCGCCACCCAAGATAGTTCTCGGTGGTTGAAACTCCCTCCGACCGAAAAAAACATGGTGAGTTTCGATATTTGGACAGAAGGCGAGACGGTGAATCCTCATCAGCGGCAAAAAGCGACTTTCGTCAAGGAGTTTCAAACAGCGACAAACGCCGAATTCCGCACAACGCCCATACTGTGCGGCATCAAACAGCTGAATGTCTATGGAGTAACCGACGAGAAGAGTGTGCTGCTCAATCACAACGTGCGCATCCACCTCCCCACCTTCATCAAACTCCCTCTCCGTTTTGAATACGAAGGTGTGGAAGGTTACCATATCATTTGTGTCAGCGACAGTATTTCGCATAGTGGCGATCAAACCATTGAACAAGCCAACGAGGGGGCATTGGGCGAACTACGCCCTGCACTGCGCTTTCATTTGCCGAAGACCTTGGCCGATCAATTCAAATACTTGAAGGTGGAGTTCGAACTGATCGACAACCAAAAATTAGAAGCCCTAATCGCACCGACTCTCCTATTCTGACGCAGACTTTCGCCTCAAGAAATGCAATCGTGCCGTCCGGCAACAAGTTTTGCAACCGCAAAAAGCCATTCGCATCGCAGACAAACAGTGGCATTCGATCGACCACAACAAAAACAAGCCCCTTCTCTTTTCGCGAACCGTAGTGGAACGATCAGCAGAAGGGGCTTGCTTTTGGACAAAAAAACGCAATGCCAATGAAGGGCATTGCGGATGGTGAAATGGGATTGCGTTGAAAGTTGGCGAACCACAAGAGTTTGAAGAAGAAAACACACCCGACTGCGGCGAACGCAACGATCGCACACTTCAAAACTGACGTTCGACCACAGCGCGGGCGTGTTATAGAGCAGCACAACTGCGGGAGTTCACCGCCGAGTAGCGGCGATGCGTGCCCACCCCA